CTATATTTGCAAAAAATGTAAGGCCGAAAAATAGGGGGTCGGTAGCACTTGTCGCACTTGTCGCACTTTTTTCAACTCCCCTATACTACGTAGATACGTGTTTAGACCTGTGTTTTCCCCTTAATTCTCTATGTATGTTTTTATATAATAATGTGCTACCAGTGCTACCATACATAGAGGAAGGCCTGCAATCACTCAACTTTTTAGTGTCGCACTTGTGGTCGCACTTGCTAAAAAAGTGCTACCAAGTGCGACCACAATAAAAACAGAATGGAGCTATTAAAAATGGGACTCAAAGAGCTTAGACTGAAGGGTGGCTTTACCCTCCACAGCCTCGCCGACGCGTCGGGCGTCAATTTCATGAAAATTCATCAGATCGAGAAGGGTCAGCGCGATATGGAGAACATCACGCTGAAGACCTCGCTGAAACTCGCCAAGGCGCTGAAGTGTAGACCCGAGGACCTGATCGACAAGGAGCCCAAAGCGTGAGGCGGGCGTTTTGGTATGCGTGGGCGCGGCTTCGCCTCCGATGGCTGTACAGAGGCGACCCGCCGAGCTACGAAGGCCCACAGAACGACAGTTGCCCGAACTGCTTCAGGAACCCGTACGACGATCAACCGTTCGAGGACGAGTTTGACAGGAGAAACCCACACCTAGGGTCCTTTAATCACAGCTATGGCTATGAGGGCGCGTACTCATGGACCGACCGTTTCAGGTGCCGACGTTGCGGGACAATATTTGAGGTTGACAACAGCGATTAATTGGCGCATACTGTCGACAACTCTCATATGTCTTCTCTCAACAAAGTGGCCCCTGCGGCGAAAATCCGCAGGGGCACTTTGTTTTTAAACATGATAGGAGTGAATTATGAACATAAACGAGAAACGCATATTAGACGGCAGGTACACCCTGCAACAGGCCACCCTAAACAAGCTATGCACCGAGCTCGGGCTCGTGGCCTTCCGCCCGAACTACCACGCGAAGACCAACGACTCCAACACGGTCCTGATCTACCGCCAAGCGGACGAAGCCTTCAATCTGACGCTCGAGCCGTGGGACTGGAAGAAGGCCAAGGACCCAGTTTTCGTCTTCGAGAACACCGACGCCAACGGGAAGTTCGACCTGAACTTCGCCAAGCGCGGGAGCATCGACCTCAAGCCTTTGGACATCGAGAGCGTGCTCAAAAAGGTCCTCAAGGCGGCAATTAAAAAGTGACCAAAGGCAAGAGGTAAAATTTGTGCATTTTACCTCTTGTATTATTTACTCAATGTAGTAAAATAGGTAGTATGAGAGACCCAATTGAGAGGAGATCACCACCATGACAAAGAAAATGCAGAGCAACGGCTTCAAGTTCACAAGCCACGCCAACGGCACCATAAAGATCGACTACGAAAAATACGCCGCCACAGTCGGCGGCATCCCCTCCGCGGGAGAGTGGGTCTGGAACATGGCCCCCAACCACGACATCAGCCACATCGTGTGTGAGAAGCTCTGCGCGTGGTCAGGCATCAACATGATGGGCGAACTCATCAACGACAGGAGGCTAGAAAACGATGAAGACTAGACTTGATTTACTCTGCGAGGCCTACAAACAGCTCAACTTACTCGAGGAGCACGACAGCCCCTCCGAGATCGCCCGCACTATTGCCCAGTATAAGAAGGACCACGACCTCATCCCTTACAGCCGAATGTACATCGAGGTCGTCGACAATGCCATGTATATCAACAGCGTGTTCGTCGCCCGTATCGGCGCGAAGAAGGCCGCTTACAGCTCCAAAGAGCTTTACGAACAGGGCACCTACCACGAAAATAAATGCTTAGGGAGAGACGAGATATGAGCACACTTAGAGAGGCCATTAAGGCCAACGGTCACGAGAACACGTTTATCACGATCATCATACTACGCGTCAAGGAAAACAAGCCCCTGATCAAGACCACCTACCACTCGATGTATGGCCGAGAGCTCAACCCGATGCGCGCTGACGCGCCTGTGCTCTTCGAGTGCAAGCATGAATATATCGGCGGCGACTTTCTGCCCGCCTACGGTATTCAGCTATGATCGGCGCTATCATCGGAGACATCGTCGGCTCACGCTTCGAGTTTGACAACCACAGGAGCAAGAACTTCAAGCTGTTCGCCAAGACCTGCTACTTCACCGACGACACGGTCATGACGCTCGCAGTCGCAAAGGCGCTCATGGCCGCCACGCGCTACGGGGCTAACATCGGCGAAGAGACCGTGAAGTGGATGCAGACGCTCGGCCGCAAGTATCCTAATCGCGGCTACGGCAGGGCGTTCAAAGAGTGGCTCCAAGCGGCAAAGCCCGAGCCCTACAACAGCTTCGGCAACGGCGCGGCCATGCGCGTCAGCCCCGCAGGAGAGGCCGCGCATGATCGTGGCGGCGCTGTTCGATTATCCGCGTCCGTAACAAAAGTCACACACGACCACCCCGAGGGGCTGAAGGGCGCGGAGGCCGTGGCCGTGGCCATATGGCTCGCACGTTGGCGCAGTGAGACCAAGGGCCTAAGGCTGAGGCGGCGCTTCACAAAAGAGGAGCTCCGCAAGCGGCTCAGCGAATATTATGACCTCAACTTCACCATCGACGAGATCAGGCCCACGTACAAATTCAACGAGACTTGTCAGGAGACCGTGCCGCAGGCGATCGAGGCCTTCCTCGAGTCCACATCATTCGAGGACGCCATACGTATCGCCATATCGGTCGGAGGCGACAGCGATACCCTAGCCGCGATCACAGGCTCGATCGCCGAGGCATACTACGGCGTGCGCGATGACTTCAAGGTCAAGGCCCTGTCCTATTTAGACCCCTACCTGCGCGACATCTACTACGAATGGGAGGCGTTTGTGAAATGAAGGCTGTTATCGAATGCCCGCACTGCGCCGTACAGGTCAAGGTGCCCGTGTCTCACGAGCAGGCCCGCGAGCTCGTCAGGTGCCCGTTCTGCGGCCGCGAGTGCATCATCGACTACATCGTCACGATCAAGGTCAAGAGCACAATAAAATTCGAGGAGATGATCGTGTGATACGCAAGTGTAAACACTGTGATGCCGCCGCCTACGTTCGCAAAGAGCGACAGTCACCTTCCCGGGGGCGCGGCAACGGATACTATCACCCGATACACAGTTTCTACGTGTGCTGTCCGCTCTGCTACCAGATGAGCACATGGTACAACTCCTCGCGCGCTCTAGCTATCGCGGACTGGAATAGAAAGCAAAAAATGCACAATTAATTTTGTGCATTTTGCCTATTGACTTCTTTACTCAATGTAGTAAAATAGGTACTATGAGAGACCCACTACGAGAGGAGCAAACGCCATGAAGAAAAAAGAGTACGCGCCCTATAAAGAATACATCCGCACAGACAGGAATGGGACAAAGTATTACAACGAGCGCGTTGACTGCGGACGTTGCGGCGGAACAGGCTTTTACGGACCGATTCAGGTTTTCAATGGTGAGTGCTTCGACTGTAATAAACGCGGATGGGTCATCGCCGAGACCAAAGAGTACACGCCTGAGCACCGCGCCAAACTCGACGCCAAAGCCGAGGCCGCGAGAGCCAAGAAGACCGCCGAGCACCTCGCCCACATTCCCGCCGAGAACGCCGCTTTTATGTGGCGGAAGTTTGAAGGTCACGACCACATCTGCGCGATACTCGGCAAGACCTACGAGCTCAAGGACGAGCTCAAGGCCGAAGGGTGCTTTTACAGGGGTGAGTTTGACGGTTGGTGCGCCTACGAGACAAAGCGCCCCTGCGTCAAGGTCCCGGTCGACGATCTCATCGAGACGACCGACAGCGGGTGGGTCCGTCTGAGAGACGACGGCGCGGTGATCGTTCGGGCGCTCAAAGAGATCGCCGAGAAGGCACTCCGCCCCGTCAGCGAGCACGTCGGCAAGGTCGGCGAGAGAATCACCTGCGACATCGTGGTTGAGGACGTGTTCAGCTACAAGTGCAAGAGCTTCGCAGGTTACGGCATGGAGACCCGATACATCAACAAGTTTCGGACGGCCGACGGTAATATTCTCGTGTGGCAGACAAGCGCTCCCGCCGACGAGAAGGCCACAAAGATCACGGGCACGGTCAAGGCCCACGACGACTACAAAGGCGAAAAACAGACAACACTTCAGCGTTGCAAACTTGGATAATAAAAAGCCCCTCAACCAAACGGCTGAGGGGCTTTTCTTCTATATTCCTTGGATTAGATTGATCTGCATGATGCTCGTGTTGACGTGCGCGTAGGCCTCGGAGCCGTGTATGCCTGCAATGTGCCCGCCGTCGAGCATTATCGCCTTCTCGAAGCCCACAGCCTTGGCGTAGGCATTGACCTGAGGACCCGACATACTGCGGCAGAGAACCAAGTAAAACAGCCCCGCCTTGTAGCCAATCACGGAGTGGTCGGTCGTCCTGAGCACGTCGCTGAACGCGCCACGGAACCCTTCGGTCGATGGGGCGTAGAGGCCGAGGAGCCCGAGGCCGCCGACGGCCCATGAGAGGTCGGGCGGGAGCTCTGAGACATTCTTCGCACGTACGACGCCGACGACACCTGCTTTGGTCCTGTACAGCGTCGATTCAGGACAGCCCTGATCGGAGTGGCAGGCCGTCGGGCAAATAACCTTGCCGCCCGCGACGCAAATTGCAACGGGCAGGCCTTGGACCGAACCGTCGGGCATTTTAAAATACCCGAAGAAACTGCCGTTTAGGCTGTTCGCGTAGGCGCTCAAGCCTCTGCGCGGCGTTGGGACCACGAGGAGGTCGTTGGCCATGATAGCGGGCATCCCGTTGAGCTTCGTCGTCCTAGGGAGCGTCGAGGAGGGCGCAGGTGCAAGGAGCGCCCACGTCATCGGCCCAACGATGCCATCAGGAGTTAGCCCATTGGCGCTTTGAAAAGCCTTGACCTCTAGGAGCGTGTGGGGCCCAAAAGCCCCGTCAGGGGAGCAGGCGAAGCCGTGAGCCGTGAGCCGGGTCTGTAGGACCACGACGTCAGCGCCCGAGGACCCTAAGCGTAGTGTGGTCATACGAATGTACCGACCCCGATCTCGGGGCCCGTCGGTGTTTTGTGTTTCCAACGTGTGCGGACAGCTCTGACGTCGATGTGGGTAAATCCGCCCACGTAAGCGTACAGGCCGATGCCGCCGCTCGTGTGCATCAGCGTCTCAGCGTAGACGGCGACAGCGAGAGGCGTGACGCCTGCGATCGTGATGTCGGCCGCGGTGCCTTGGCAATGCTGAGAGCCGTCTGTGGAGCCCTGCTTGGCGTTGTACGACTGATTTCTGTAGCCGCTGTTTACGGTCACGGGCTTGCCAAAGTGGGCCCTGATCTTCTCGAGGACCGCGACGAGCTCATCAGAGACGAGGAGCGCCCCTGAGTCGTCGTGGCACTGAAATTCTTTTACTGTAAAATGACTGCTGAGCTTCAGCTCGGCGTCAGTATATGCGTTGTAACTTTTTACCATTGTGTTCCTTTCGTACAGGGAGGCCGAGGCTCGGTAGATGGCACGACCGAGCGCTCAGGCCTCTATCTCAAAGCGCCGAGCGCTGTTGAGGGCTTAGAACTTCGTGCTGTCCGTGGGGTTATTAAGCACCCCGACGAGGGTAAGTATTTCGAGGACTCCTGTGGCTACACCCTGAAAGACATCGCTTGTGATGCCAAGGGTGGCCCATCCGCCTGCAAGACCGATTATTGCCACGACCTGCGCGATGACTGCGGCCCACATCACGGGGCTTTTAAATCTGTTCTGGTTCATATTTCTCCTTCTGGCCATTCGGCTATATCTGATTCAAGCACTTCGATTGTGCCCGTGGAAACATTGCTTTTATGATTGGCGTCATCTACGACGCCGACTGTGAAGGACCACACACCACGAGGGCTCGCCGCTGTGTCTGCGCGGTCGAGCATCACGATGATCTTACCGCTGACGACGGAGGGCGCCTTCGTGATCTTGGCCGTGCCGTACTTCATCACAAAGATGAGCTGTGCGTCGGTCAGGTCCTTCGGAGCCCCGGCTTCGGTGACGGCTATACCGAGGGACAGGTCCGTGCCCGCGGGCATTGTAAAAGCATTCATTCGATCACCTCTCGTATGCGAAGACACCCGCGAGCTCCACGTCCGACGTGAAGACCCCCGAGGCCTCGATCTGGTTTATAAACTCACCCGAGAGCTCAACCCCCGAAGTGAAGACGCCGTCTCCGCCGAGCTCGTACACGAAGTCAGCATAAAGCTGTATGTCGGCGTTCTCGAACGCGACGATCTTGCGCCCCTGAGCCTCTAGGCGGCCCTCTGCGAGAAGATAAGCCCTGCCGACGTGTTTTGCTACACCCTCGGCTATAAGCGCGCCTAGGCCGCCGAGGGCGGCCGCGCCGACCACGATATAGACTGCGGAGCCTGAGAGCGCGCCGTCGCCTGATAACGTAGCTGTCGCCGCAAGGACCCGCGTACCGTGGGCCGCAACGGTCTCCGAGCCCGCGAGCACCGCACCGCCATGTATGACGCGAGAGCCTGTCGCTGTGAGCGTGCTCGCGCCGCTGAGCACTACGGACGAATGCGAGGGCGCTATGCCCGCCGCCGATAACGTGCTTGCGCCGCTGAGCTGAGCTGAGCTGTTCGTTTTGCGAAGGCCCGAGGCCGTCAGCCCGCCTGCGCCCGTGAAGACCTTAGCACCGACCTTGACGACGGTGCCCGCGGCCGACATCGTACTCGTACCTGCAAGGGCCGCCGAGCTGAGTCGCACACGTTTGCCATTCGCTGTGATCAAGCCTGCGCCCGTGAGATGCGCCGAGACGTTTGAGGCAGGCACCACTCCTGAGGCCGTCAGCGCGCCTGTGCCTGCGAGAGCCGCCGAGCCTATCTTTACTCGCGTGCCTGCGGCAACGAACGCTCCTGCGCCCGAGAGGGCCACAGAGCTCTTCAGAATGCGTTTGCCCGCGGCAGTGATCGCACTCGTACCTGTCAGGGACACCGAGCCTGCTGTTTTGCGCTTGCCTGTGGCCGAGACTGCGCTCGTACCTGTCAAGGCCACTGCGCCGATTTCGACGCGCTTTCCCGTCGCTGTATACGTGCTCGTTCCTGCGAGAGCCGCCGAGCCTTTGAATATCTGCTTGCCTGTGGCCGCTAACGTGCTTGCGCCAGTTAGCGCCGAGGAGCCGAGCCTTACACGCACGCCCGAGGCCGTGATCGTGCTTGAACCCGAGAGGGCCGCCGAGCTGTTCGTCTTGCGAAGACCTGTTGCTATGACCGAGCTCGTACCCGCGAGGGCCGCCGAGCCCTTCTGAATGCGTTTGCCTAGGGCTGTGATCGCGCCTGCGCCCGCCAGAGCGGCCGCACCGAGCTCTATGCGTTTACCCGAGGCGGTGATGGCGCTCGTGCCTGCGAAGGCCACAGCGCTCTTCAGGATACGTTTACCCGCCGCTGTGGCTGTGCTCGTACCCGTCAGGGAGACAGAGCCCGACTTCTTGATTCCACCGATGGCCGACAACGTAGACGTGCCCGCGAGGTCCGCGTCTCCGAACTTTACAGGGTCGCCTTGGCCCGCCATGAGCTGAGCCCACGTCAGGCCGCCAATCTGCATCCACGAGTCGCCGTCTAAGACGGTCCATGTACGTGGGTTGACAACGCCGACCGCGGTGACGGCGCTCGTGCCTGCGAGAGCCGCGGAGCCATCCTGCATTGGGGCGTAGGCGTCACGCTCTAGGGCTGTTGCAACGTCGTCGACGGGAAAGTGCTGAGTGATCGCCGCCCTCGACAGTAGTCTAGCGCGGCCGAGAAACCCACCTTGCATATTGGCTCCTTATCCCTCTGCCACGACAAGAGTCCCTGTAAAAATACCCGTTGAGGTTGTTGAGCAGAGAACCATACCCGCGAGGCACGCGCCTGATTTTATCTCGGGCAGACCGAGCCCGAAAGAGTCGAGGGATACGCCCGAGTTGGCTAAGATGATCGGTATGTCAGCGATACGCTTCAAGAGCGTTACACCGAAGTTACCCGCCGTGGTCAAGGTGCCTGATAGTATCAGCGAGGAGCAGGTGATGACACCTTTACCGCCCGCAGGAAAGTTGAATGGGTACATCTGCCCCGCGACGGGAGCGGCGGCAGGCAGAGGGCACACAGCTGTCTGCCCAGCGCCTAGGGAGGCGTCCTGATAGGTTAGCGAGGCGTTTGCCGCGGTCGAACCCATGATGGAATATACCTCAAGCCACGGCTCGACGCCGAATCCGTCAGTATACCGTGGGAGCGTCGGCGGCGTGAAGGCCTGAGCCGTCAGCACCGTGCCCGACATACCTGCGTTCGCCCACAGGCGGTCGTAAAGCGTGAGGACTCCGACCGTTGTACCTGCCATCTGTAGCCTTGCCAGATAGAGCTTGTTTGCGCCCGCGGGGGTTTGAATGCCTGCGGCCCCCGCCGTCGCGGTTGTACAGTTTGCGCCCGTGATATTCGCAGGCGCGGCCCCGAGAGAGGGCTGACCTGTCGCGAGCCAGAGCGATTGAAAAGCCGCCGCCGCTTTGGAGGCAATTGATGCTTTGAATATAGGCACGACGTGCCCGTTATCGAGCGCGGCAACGAGCGTATTCTGCGAGGTTACTGCCATTTAAAGGCCCCCTTTAGGTGAGTGCGGCCGAGATTTGACCAATAGCGAAGTCGAAGCTGTCACCCGCCGTGAAGGTCTTAGAGGTGATAGCGCCGCCCCATATGAATGTACCGCCTGAGACAGCGGACCATATGCCGACGTAGGTTACAGTGACGGCGGGCATACCCGTGAAGAGGACGTCTGTGGTGCTTGCGATCGCCTTAGCGGCCGCGGCAGAGCCGAAGGTCGCGGCTACGCGAGCGTAGGAGCCGCCTGTGACTTCACTCGTGCCTGTATCACCCGGGTCCGCAGTGTGCAAGGATATGTACGTCGCGGTGGGCGGCGTGATTGCGGTATTCCTGAGGTAACAATTTAGAATCGCGTTTGCGATAGCTGTTACGAATGGCATTATAGTGTCCTCCTTTTATTTGAGTGGCAATTCAGCGACGCCCGACATGATCATGTCCGCGTCACCGTTGCCCCCTAGAACTTTGTGGTAAATGTCGTGCATATTAACAAGCCGCCGTCGATCGTCGGCGTCTACTTTCGCGTCGCGCAGATATGCGCGGCCGAGGTAAAGTATTCGGTCGAGGAGCATCTCGCGCACCGCGATCTCGATGCCCCCGAACCTAGTTGACATCTCGA